CACGCGCTCCGGCTCTTGCTTCCGGCGGTGGCGACGGGCGTGCCCTTCAGCAGGAAGCGCGGGCGGTTCCCTGCGAAGTCAAGGGGGTGCGGTTGTTCTCTTATCGTTACTGCCATTGCCTACTGTTTTAGCGAAGCCGCCCTGCGGAGGAAGCTCTCCTGCTGCTCGAACTCAAGCTGGAGTTCCCGGCTGATGACCGCCTGCCTGTTCTTCGGGTCGCTCATGTACTGGCGCAGCGCGGTCACTTCCTCAAGCATCCTCACCATCGTCCCGTCATCCGCCTGCGCGGTGTGGTAGTGGTTGCTGGTGACGGCTCTCTCTGTTCTTTCGGGGGCAAATGTACGGCTTATGGAGGTGGCGGCTTGGGACACCGTGCGGCTGTCGGGAACGGCCATCTCAAGGTGTCGCAGGGGTGCTTTGTTACCCTTGCGCCACTCCTCAAGGGCTTCAATGACGGGCTTCGTTTCCGGATTCTCCACAATCTCGTTTGAGGCTATCCACTCCCTGCCCCTTTCGCCAGCCACGATGTTCTTCTCCCGCTCGATATAGCCGCCCTTGGCGTAGGGTTCCGGCTGCGAGGCAATGGCGGCGACCTGCACGCCCGTGGCGGCGAGGGAGAGAGCCATGGAGATGAGCCCCCACGGGAAGCCGCCGCCGTTCTCGAAGCTCTTCACGGCGGCCACGATGCCGGAGATTATGGCCTCCGCGATGGCCGCTTTCTTCTCCCTGCGGAACTGCTCTATTTCCAGCTGCTTCTCCTTGGCGTCGCGCTCCTTGTCCAGCTGTTCCACCTGCGCGTTGTAGTATTCCTGCGAGATGATGCCCTGCTCCAGCTGCCAATCCAGCTTCTTTTTGCGCTCGTCATAGCCCTTCCTGTACTCGTTGAGGGCGGCTTTCTCCTTGTTGCTCTGAAGCTGATTGATGGACTCGAAGAGCTGCATGGCGGTGTTGGCGAAGTCCTGGATCACGTCGGCGATGTCCGACAGGTTCTTCTCCCAATCCTTCTTGAAGTTCTTCCAGTCTATCTCAAGGAGTTTGCCGATGCCCGTGGTGGCCTTGCCCTTTTTGGCCGACTTCCCTATCGCGGCGGTTTCCTCGTCCATCTTCTGCTTGAGGGCTTTTATCTGCTCCTCAAGCTGCCGGATGCGGTCTTGGTTCTCCTGCTCGCCCAATGCCTTGAGCTTGGCGATGGCGGACTGGGCGGCGGAGATTTTCGCCTGGTACTCCTTTTTCACCGCCGCGATGCGCTTTTCGGTCTCCGTCATCAGCGCTTCGGTGATGTCGGCCTCGGCACGCCGCACGATGGAGAGTTCCTCCTGCGCTTCGAGGGCTACGGCCTGCCGCTTCTGCTCCAGCAGGTCTTCAAGCAATCTCAGTTCGTCTTCGTTGAGGCCTGTCCCCGTTTCGGGGTTGTACTCCTCTTTTGCCTTGCTCTCGTAATATGCAATGCTCTTGTCAATCTCGGCGATGGTGGAACGCCATTTCTGCTCCACCTGCAGCAGTTCCGTGGAATAGGTGTCGGTGAGGCTTTGGTTGAGCTTCTCCTTTATGGTCTGGAACTGCTCGCACAGCTTGTCGTACTGCTGCGTGACCTTCTTCATCTGTTCGGCACGGGCGGCGCGGTCAATCTCTTCGATGGCGTTAGCCATATATTTTCTCACTTCATCGGCGAGGTCTTTGGCCGCCTGCCCCTTGCTGTTGGTGAAAGCCTCGATGCGCTCCACGAGGTCGCCGTACTCCTGCCGGATTTTCTCCTTGTCGGCGGCTACCTTGTCCAAACCGATGAGTTCGTCCTTTTGGAAGAGTTTCTTCACCTCCTTTTGGAGGTTCTCCCATTCGGTCAGCTTCTTCTTGGAGACCTCTTCGGCGGTCTCGCCGCCTGTGCCGCCGCCACCGTCGCCGCTGGTCTCGCCCTCAATGTCGGCGATGACAGCGTCCAGCTGGTCGCCGATCCACGGGGCGAGGTTCTGTTTCACCTTCTCAATCTTGGCCTGCTCCTCCTGCACAATCTTGGTGACGTTGCGGATCCAGAACTCCTCCTTGTCGTTCAGCTTCCTGTCCTTGAGCAGGTAGCGGTTAAGGTTGCGGATGATGCCTTCGGCGTTCATGCCGCCCTCCGCCAGTTCCACCGCCTTGCCGCCGATTTCCGGCGAGAGGTGCTTGAGCGAGGTGCCGAGTCTGTCCATCTCCTTTTTCATCACCTCCGTTATCTGCTCCTGCTGGATGTCAAGGGCTATCTTGCGCTTCATGGCGGTGATGACCTTGTTGTAGGCCTGCTCGATGTCAAGGATGTTGCCCTTCTCGTCCAGCTGGTCCTGGAGAATGGTCGGGTAATTCTCTATGATTTTCTTCTGTACCTTGTTGTACTCGTCCGTCCCTTTTCGCAGTTCGCGCAATGCCCCGAAGAGCCTGTCTGCTTCCGCTTTCTGCTCTGCGGTGCGCTCGTGGAAGTCCTTCATGGCTTTCTGCGCCGCCGTGGTGCGGGTGGCCAGCTTGTAGATGGCCGTGCCAGCCGCTACGATGGCGGTGGCGAGCGCGACCCACGGCACGGCGTTGGTCGAGGCGTTCATTTTCCTGACCGCTGCCGCCGCCCTTTCGGTGTTGCCCGCCATCTTCGCTTGCGCTGCGGCCACGGCATAAACCGCCGTCTTGTAGGCGGCTTTGATGACCACTCCGGCTTTCTCCGCCGCCGTGAGCAGCAGCAGACGCGTTTTCAGCAGCGTGACCTTGGCAATGTAGAGAGTCAAAGGGGCGATTATGGCCAGCACCACACCCTTGTTCTTGCTGATCCAAGTTGTTGCGCTTGATATGGCCTTGATGCCCGCCGTGCTGGTCTTGGTCAGCTTCAGCAGTATCGGGTAGAGCTTTTGTCCCAGTTCGAGGCGGGTATCCTGGAACTTCTTGCGGGCTTTCTCCAAGCTGGCCTGCATGTTGTTGTTCTTGACGGAGAACTCCTCGTAGCAGGACACGCCCTCCAGCATGGCTCTGTTGGCCACCTGCTGCGCGGCCTCCACCTTGTCGAGGCTGTTGGCCATTGACGATATGGCGGCGGCGGCGCGTGCGCCGTCCAGTCCCAAGTCTTGGAAGATGGGCAGCAGCTTGTCGAAGCCGCCCGCACCGGAGAATCCCTTGAGCACTTTCTTCAGTGCCTCGTTCATGTCGGTCTCTATGAGCTGCTTGAACTTGCCGAGTTCCATTCCGGCAATCTTGGCGAACTCTGCGGGCTTGGATATGACTTTTTGGATGAGCTTTTGGAAAGCGGTGGCGGACATCTCCACCTTCTGCATGTCCTGGTCCAACGCGGAGGCGAAGCCGAGGATTTGGTCGGCGGCGAGTCCGGCTTGGACGGCGACGCCGCCGAGCCGCCCCGTGAAGTTGACCATGTACTGCTCGTTGGCGGTGCTGGTCTTGCCCAGCTCGTTGACGGCGGAACCAAGCGAAAGGAGTTGCTCTTTGAGCGACTTGTCCTTGAGCATGTCGGTGGACTTCTTATAGACGTCCACCATCTTGCCGATGGCCAGTGTTGCGTCATCACCAAGCACGTCCCCCATGGAGACGTTGATGATGTCCGCCGCCTCTACGAACTGCTGCACCAGCTCCTTTGAGGAGATGCCCAGCTTGCCCGCGATGTAGGCGAGGTTGTTGAGCTGCTCGCGGCTGGTGCGGGTGTCCAGGTTCTTGAAGCTCTCGTTGAGTTCCTCCACCTGCTCGCGGGTCAGCCCCGTGGTCTTGATGACATCGGAATACACGTCGTCCATGGCGGCGAGGTCGGTGGCCACCTGCTTGAGGGTGCTGGTCACGTTGTCGAGCGAGGAGAGGATTTGCGTCAGGCCTCCGATGCCCGTGCCGAACTGTAGGATTTTGTTGTACATTTCCGACCACGCGGAGGCGGCGGAGCCGATGTTCTGCGCGTGTTCCTTGAGGTACTGCCTTAACTCCTTGATTTTTTTGGCGTGGGAAATGTACTCGTCCGAGCCGATGACCATGCGGTTCTGCTCGTTCACGAGCTTGTTCATCTCGGAACGTATCTGCTTGACGGAGGCCTCCACCTCCTTGCCGTTGATGTAGATGGTTACCCTGCGGGTGCTGCTCTTTGCCATAAACGTTAAGTTTTGGCAAAGATGCTTCAAACGTCCGTCACGGATAGGGACGGCTACGGGAAAACGCTGTCGTGCTGGTTGACTGCGTTTTCATCTTCCTTAAAACCGCGACAACGATAGAAGTGGTTATGAGCACGGAGTGCGAAATTTGAACGGATAGCGTGCCCGGTCGCCCCAAAAGGGAAAAAGAAAATATAAAAACGGTTCAAACAACACTGTGCGGGTCGATGCTGCTGGTAAAGATGATTTTGCAATCCTCCTCAAGAAAATCAAGCTCGGTCACGCACATTTGGATTTTGGTTTGTCGTATGTAAAAGTAACCCTGATGCTGGTCATAGAAGAATTTCCGCGAAGAGGTGTGCTCCGGAATGGGCCAAGCCCTATATGCCTTGAATCTGAAAGATTTGTTTACGACCTTCATAAATCCAAGTACGTCATATACTTTAAGTTGCCGTCCACCAGTATATCTTTTTTGTAAGATTCTTGCACATTTTTCAAAGGCGGCGATATGTTCCGTGTTGCCCACAAGATCAAAGAAATCAAAGGAGTCATAGTCGTATGAAGATTGGCAAATGGAATAGTCTCCGTGATAATGGGCATGTCCCCACCAGTGGGCATCATCCACAAAGGAATCCCAAAAGTAGTGACCGTGGCCAAGCCAGGCCTCGGTATCGCCACAGAATACGGGAATCTTGCCTGTGTAGTAAACAGAGTAGGACTGGTAAAGATTGCGCAATCGCATAGACTATTGGCAGCAAGAGTTGTTTTTGAGTTCTTCCTGCAGTGAGGACAAATTCATGGTTGGCAACACGATAGCTGGTCTGTTTGACTGTAGGGATACGGTGCTCACAAACGCCCTCACATACGGGAATATAATGGCTATGCTGTTGGCATAGAAGTATGTCGGAATCTCATCAAAGGAAATCTCATCTTTGAACAGGAATGTGGCATTGCAAACAACAGACATCACATTTTTGTCAGTCGTGTTGTCATTGGCCAAAAATTCAAAGGTGAGGATATACTTCTTTTCCTCCTTCACAAAAACGCCACGGGGTCTGATGTCCAGTCTGAAGGTGTCTGAACCGATGTTGGCGAAGTCGAGGGTGACTTTGTCAAATGAGTAGTTTTGGAGCGAAAAAACAGCCTGTTCCATAATGTATCAAATTGGAAAATTAAGCGGCGAAAGCAAATGACACTTGGTTTCCGAAGTCGCTTTGGTCGAATTTCTCCTGATAATTATATCCTGCAATCCCGCTTTCGCCAAAGGGAATCGTGTGGAGAAAATCAAGATATTCGGAGATTTCCGGGCTTTGGATGTTGTCATCAGCCACATCTTCAAGCACTGCGAGAATCTCCTCATCCGTCATCTTGTCCAAAATAGCGTTATAATCGTCAACTAACATTTCATATTTTTTTCTGCCTGCAAAAATACATTTTTTTGAAATACAAACTTACGAAAAAAAAGAGGACCCGAAAGCCCTCTTTGAATATCGTTGTAAAAGGAACACACTACTGTTTCACCAGCTTCAAATAATACACCTGCTTGTCGGTGGTGACCACACGGACAATGTAGGATGCCTTGGCTAAGCGGCTGACGTTGAAGCGGTAGTCGTTGCGGTAGTCGGCCACCTGTCCGCCCTGCATGGTGAGGACAGTGATTTCGGCCACCTCCTCGGGTGCGATGCCCATCACGGTCACCTCGTCACGGGCGGGGTTGGGTGCGAGGTAGGGCTTGTCGGCCTGCGGGACAAATGAGCTGGACTGGAAGCTACGCGTGGTATCATTGTCAGCTGTGAGTGAGCCAAGGAATTGTCGCATGTCTTCGGGAATCTTTTCTAATAAATCAGAGGCTTTGACACATATTGAATCGTAACATAGGCTTTCCCCATCAATACATGCTATCACATAAAAACAAATCTCCTGCCCATTCATAGCCATCTGAGACAACAATCCGTAGTCGAGCATCAACAGTCCACTCACATTAACAGGATAGTTGCCGTTTGGAGTATGGTTGATTACTTGGGAAGGCTTGCTCCACACAGAAAACACGTCCACAGCATTTAGGACATTAAAACCGAAATAGAAGTAAGAAGCATTGTATGAGATGCTTAAATCCTGAGCGAACTTGAACCATTGGTCTGATATGCCACAATCTTTTGTGATGCAAGACTGCCAATCTATATATTCAACGTATTTGACTTCACATCCATGAGTATGGTCAACAAGAATGAACTCAATAGAAGAGGACATGAAATCTGTGTACTCAAAATCAACGCTTATATTCCCAGAACTTCCTGGGGCAATCGTTATTGGAAGAGTGCTGACAGATAAAACATTACCACCTATATTTGTCTGCAAATCATCAAAGATCAAAGTTTGAGTACCATTGTTGTAAATAGTATAATTAAAAGTATATGTCAGCCTACATTCGGAAACCTTGCATTCAACGTTGTTCAGTTTGAAACTTGCACCCTCACACGGGCAGTAAGAAACTTGCTCAATGACAAGTTCAGGGGATCTGACCGTACATCCTGGTGTATATGCAGCATCCAAATAATAATTACCAAAATCAATTAAGGGGAGCAATGGATCTTGAACTGTCACAGGATAGATGGTGCTTGTAGGGTCGTGTACCCAATCCCAATTCAATGAACCCGATTGATATGGATAAATTCCATAGACGGGCAAATCGTATTGGAATTGATCATAGCACATTTTGTAACATCCTGTTAGCAGAGCATCAAAATCGGGAGCGGGTTCAATGAAAATTTGAGCGTCATCAGAATGACATCCTGTGGATGGATCTATGTAATAAGCTGTAAGATAGCCGTCTGTATAAGAATAGGCCGTAGTTCCGTGATAGCCATTACTCCAAAGCAAAGTTTGTCCCGAAGTGGAATGTACATCAACGGGCGGTTCGTGGATACAGTGGTTTGCTCCGAATGCAATAGTAGGAGTGGCTGGTTTGGGGTTGACTGTGAACGTACAAGTAGCAGTAGCACTGCAGTGATGGTCTTGGGTACTTACGGTAAGCACAGCTGTATAAGTGCCCGGCAAAGTTGGAGTGTAAGAGAGGTTAGCACCTGTGGCAGTATAACTGTTAGGCCCGGAAATACTCCAAGTGTAGTCATTGTGAGTGCCTGTGTTCCCGTTGAGTTCAACGGTTTCCCCAAGACAGTATTCTGTGTTTCCGATAATTCTCGCCCATGGTGCAGTATAAAATCCGACATTGCACATTGCTTTAGCCCTACAACCATAGTTGGGGTAAAAAGCCTCAACGCTGTAGTCGCCTGTATTCAAAGTGTTATATTCGTAATGATTGTACAAAGGATTATCCGGAGACCAAGTATATGAAGCTGGATAATCATGTTGATTGAACTGAATTGTCCTTGGTGTACCAGGACAAACTTGTGACGAAGTGAGTGTGCCTAAGGAGACGGGCTCAAAAACGTTTGTTTGCACATAAACGGTTTTCATACTTGAATCAACACATCCTAATTTATTTCTCACAAACAATTTCACGTCATGAGATGGATTTGAAGCATCAAAGTCATACGTATGATAGATATTGTTATTCACATTAGTTGAGTTATCGCCAAAATCCCAATAATATTGGAGAGTATTATCATCAGGGGTGGCTGAGAACAAGAACGGTGTTTCCTCGCACATTTGTGTCGGAATGTCAATGCTGATTATGTGTGGATTCAGAACATACGCTATATCTTTATAACATACACACCCTGTATTACCAACGGACATTGAAATGGTGTACGTCCCTGCTTGCAATGTGGTAGTCGGTATTGAGACCGACATCTGGGGAGAATAAATGGTCGCAGTAAGGTTTGTTCCTACAACGGTAACGGCTCTGTTGGGAATTGAATAGCCATCTCGGTATTGTGAGATGTCCTTCACAATAATGTTATGTCCATCACAGTCGTATGAAAGTGCAATGGCAGGCACACAATCTATTTGAACAGGCTGCTGACCTCGATAGCACTGTCCGTTGAGTTCCGCGTATGCATACACAAAATGATTGCCAGGTACATTGAAATGCGCTGTTGTGGTGTTGGCATTTTGCGTAGGTGTGCAATATGAATCGTGTACGTATGTGGACAACGACCAAGAATATTGTAATCCTGGAATAATATCAGCAGAGACAGTGGCAACATTGCATTGTTGTTGATTAAGGGTAGTGGTCACAGGGATACAGGGAGGTGTCTCGCCCGAGGGTATTGTGTAGCAATCTCTGTCACTACAACCCGACGGTAAATTGCTTGTAATAGTGCAGCAATATGTTCCACTACCATAGTTTGGACAAGTAGAGCCAACACTTACCACAACCCCGTTATATACCCATTCATAAGTGACATTCGAATAGGACTGAACTTGAAGAATGTTACCACTATTTGTAATGTTCGCATAAGGCCGACTGTTCACCCAAATGGTATCTTGGACAGTTACGGAGTCACAATCCGGGTTTGGACGATATGTCACTGTCACATAGACATATCCGAGATTATGAAATCTGCGGGAAATTGTAGATCCAGTAAATGTTTGTGCGGTATCAGAAAACGACCATTGGTAGTGGCTTCCTGTTTGCGTTCCTCCTAATGCCGTCAGCGTGACAGGCACATCCTCGCAAACGGTATCTGGGCAATTCAAAGTAGGTCTTGCAACATCTTCAATCCAAAGCTGAAACGTTTCAGGAACTTCAATGTCTGAACAATATGTTCTTTTTAATATTACATTTACCAAATAAGGCGGATTAACATTTGACAAGTGGTTGGTTAGAATGTCAATAGAAGGTCGAAGGTGGTCACTGCTATCCACCGAAGCTGCATTTGCAGGCTCAATTATCCATTCATACGTCACGTAAGGAGATTGGTCGGGTACGCTAAAATTAACAGTTGAACCTGCACAAGTTGTTGTTATTGCTGGTAATCCATGGGGTAGCAGACGGAAAGTGTCAACTTCATGGAGATATGCTTCTGATCGGCAGTTATACTCGTTATCAACCTGATAGACTGCCACATCACATACTTCATTGCCATACGTGATAGTCACCTCGTTTCCTTCAGCTGAGTTTGGAGTTGCAGATGAGCAAATGGGCTCCCAAACGATATAATAGCGTGGATGCGTTGGAGTGGCTTTAAGTAGGATGGAACTGTTTGGACAAGCCTCTTGTGCTCCAGTGGTTGAGGTAAGTGCAGGAGGATTGTCCAAAACTGTAACGTAATACTCAACAACTTTGCAATAGTCGCTATGTGAAGCCGTCACCTTGAATTTTCCTGCCGATGTGAAAGTATAGGATAATGCGACAGCATTGGTGGAATATATTTGCTGATTGTTCTGGTTATACACTCTCCATTGTACCGGATTGGTATGAGTGGTGTAAAAGACACCTGTTGATCCTTTGCAAAGAGTATTGTTGTCAGAAATGATGCTCATGGTATCTTTGACAATGATCGTTTTTGGAGCTGACAATAAGTAACCACAGTTCAAAAAAGTACAAATGTAATTGGCCCGTATAGTTACTACACCTGGATGGGTGAATTCCAACATATATTGGTTTGGAGTTTCACTGTTATGAACATTTAAACAGGTGCTGTTGTCATTCCACCACGTATATTGCGTGGAACCCCATCTTGGTAATTCGTAAATCTGCATTTCGCCAACGCACACCTCTTCCGACCCGGAAATCTCCGCATTGCTTGTAATGACGGGAATTTGGATGGAAAGCAAACCGTCACATTCAGTTTCGCATTTGGAAGCGTCCAGTGATATTACTCCATACCCTGATGCGGGACTGCCCCAATGTACGGTAATATTCGGTGTTCCTTGCCCTTCCAAGGAGCCACCCTCTACATTCCATATATATTCGTCGCAAGGTGGGTTGATTAAGGTATAATTGGCCGTGGTTTGTTCGCATACCGTACCGTAGCAGGAAAGTTCAAGTTCAACTTTTGATTTCACCTTGATGATATATGTTTCGCAATTCTCACAGCCGCATTCGTTGCGTACGCAATGAACGAGTTCGTACTCTCCCTCGTCAAGTGGTGTTACTGTATGATTTTGAGTGGACGCTGCACCAAACTTACTTTCCCAATAATAGCCCGTGATAGGAGTGTGGGGCGTAGTGCTCATATCCGTAAATTCGATGGTTTCCCCTAAACATATTTCGACCACTTTCTTCCCATCTTGATAGAAATAAGCAGGAACAGATGAACTTAATGCTTCGGGAGAATCCATCAGAAGGACGCAGGTCTCTGCAGTACAGGTGTTGGTGTCACCCACAACCACGCTAACAGAAATGTTCCCGGTCGTGCCGTAGTCCCATGTTACTACTGCGGTTTTGCCTTGGTTAATAAAGTAATAACTGGAAGCGCCTGCAATAACCCAAGAGTATTGGGAAGCGTTTGGACATTCAGCCGTATATTTGACTGTGTTTCCTTTGCAAGCGAGCATACAGTCCTGAAGTCCTAATTCCCATAATGCAGGACTGCATTTTATGTAATCTGTAATCAGACATTCCGAGTCGAAATCGGTGTTGATGTACAGCTCACATCCAGATTGGGCTTGTACTGTTGTTATGCCGCATAATGAGAGCGACAGAACCAAAAGAAATAGAATCGTTTTCATAATGGCGTGATTTTGAGGGTTAATAATTGGATTTGATGATTTTTTCGACGGATATAAAATCTTTACCTACTGACTCCAAAAGATATGTGCCTGCGGGTAACCGTGATACATTTATCAATGTCCTATAGTTTTCGACAGTTTCCCGCATTAGTATTTTGCCGTTTATGTCCATAATTGTGATATAGTCGATTGAATTATCATCATTTTCGACATAAAGGATATCGTTTGCGGGGTTAGGCCAAATTTTCAGATTGGAAGAATGTGCTCCATACGTGGAGACACCCACGTATGGCGTGGCGAACTCGGGGTCGTGGTAGAGAGCAAAAACGGCACTGGATTGACCAGCAGGACAATAGGCGGAAACTCCATTGGCAAATGAAATCGATGCCGTTGTATTGACGCTATACAATAGATTTCCTTGATTATTTGCTAAAACCGAAGAGTTTTTAGTAGAGCCAGACACATTGAAATCAATTGCTTGGATAAATTCTCCTTCTTTGTCCCATTGATAGATCTTTCTATTAGGGAGGATATTTGCGCATGAAAAAACCCTGTTGTTCAAAACAGTTGGAGACAAGCCAGTTAATGCGTTTATGGCAGGGACGACTCCTTGATTGAGATAACTACCCGTTTGTGCATTATAGCGGACAAAAAAGGTCTGATTGGTCGTACTTTGTTGGTATCGTTGTAAAGGGTTGCTCTCTTCATCAAAATACACAAGTCCGTTCCCTTCATCCTTATATGACCCTTGTCCTAAGACAAAAATGTTTCCATCAGACATACAACAGCCCGCAAAAGAGGCTCTCGCTGAAACATAGTCGTTTCCACGAGTAAAAATCTGGTTACTCCATTGTACTTCCCCATTTATATTATACTTAACTATATATCCCATTAAGTTCGATGAAGTAATGTCCTGTATGGTAGAATAATTTGTACTGTCCCAATAAATGTGAATTGGATATTGGTGCAAGTCGCCACCATTGTCCCCACAAAGTTCCAAAGACAAATAACCTGAAATATACATATTGTCATCTTCATCGAATGACATTCCCTGAATATATAACACGTAGTGCGTATTAACACTATCGTAAGACAATTCCCATGAAGTGGCAACACCTTCCGTATGATGCACCATAGGTTTTGCATATAATAATTCCCAGTCTGGTGAAAATTTGTACATCATAACATTAAATAAACTACGCCCGTAAGGCTCTACATTTCCAGGCAAGTAAATATCGTATTTCTTATTTGTATCTCCATCCACAATTAAAGTGTATGGATCGCTTTCAAGACCCTCGTATGAGAGTTTTGCATATACGAACGTGTTGCCGTCCCTGTCAATATGAAAAGGGGAGTAATTCAGTGCTGCTTGACATAATCCATATTCTGCCCTTAAACCACCAGTATAAATCTTTCTCGAAAAAGATGCAACAAAATGATTGTCAAGCAGATTGCCATTCAAATCAAAAGTGGCAAAATAAGTATATCGCCCAGACTTATATGGAGGTGTTCGTTGTTCAGCAGGAATGGCATGAACCTGCTGTCCTGTAATCAATGTATCAAAATAATAGAGCCATACCTCACCAACTGTCGTGTAGTTATCCACATCATCTAAAGACAAATTACCAGAAATAAATACCTTATCGTCCTTTACCTCCATCCAAAACGGATAGCATTCAACAGATTCACTACTTTTCACCACCTTGTACCATAACATATTGCCAAGAGTGTCAAATTTGGCCAAGAGGCTTGACCTGTTGGTCGAACCATAAACTTGGGGGTTGCTAATGAACATAAATGGAGACCCGTTAAATGTCAATTGTCCTGCCATTTGACCAAAGACGTATATATTACCTTCTTCGTCAAAGGAGGTCTTAACTATACTGTTGTAATAATCTGTCGGATTTCCTCCTGTCCCGCTCCAGCAGTTCGCCCACTTCCACTCGCCTTGGGCGGAGGCGGTGAGGAAGGAGAAAAGGGTGGCGAGCAATGCCACGAAAATTGGTATTTGCTTTTTCATATCGTTATTATTTTTGTTGTATTTTTCTTTTGCTTATGCGGTGTTCATTTTTGAGGCTACAAAGTTATAAAAATTATCACACAAACCAAGCAAAAATCATAAAATATTTTTTCACTCTGAAAATCAATCAGTTGAGGGTTCGTTCCAGGCTCGTGAGACCTCTTTCCGCATTGTTTTCGCGCCAAGCATGGTGGCGTTTTTGCCAATATCGTTCCTTTATCGGCGAGATTTGCACATCTGAATGTTTACATCGGATTACAACGGAATGAATCTCAAATAGATAAGAAGATTTTTTACTCATTAACAAGTCACTTCTTCGTCCCGAAGAAGTTGACCATGCACTCGTCGCCCCAAAACTCGGCAGCGAGGTCGAAGAGCCGTTCCGCGCTGCGGTCTATGGGTTCATCTAACCAGTCCACCATGGAGCGGCGGATGCGGGGGTGCGAGTTCACATACTTGCCGGGAACACGCGGCTGGCCATAGCCCACCGCCCATTCACGCCATATCCCGTGGATGGGGACTTTGAAGCTCACCGCCTCGGGGATTCCGCTGTCACGCTCCACGGTGAACTGTATGCTGTCGCGCAGCTTGCGCTCCACTTTGCCGCTCTTCTTGGTTATGGAGGTGACCTTCTTGCCCTTGGTGAACCGCAGGGTGTTGCGCCTCGCGGCGTTGCGCATCGCCGCCGCCCACCGCCTCGCCTGCTGAAGAAACTCCTCGGCGGTGAGGATCTGCCCCTGCGTCTCCGTTTTTACAGAATGTGCCATAATCGTGATATTTTCTGCATTGTTTGCGATGTTTTTGGCAAAAAACCGCATAAAAGTTGCATTGCGGATTTCACCGTCTCCCCTCCCGAATCACCTTGTCGAGCCTGCCGAGGATGACGTGGACGTTGGAGGCGAAGAATTTGCTTTCGTCATAGAAGCGGTCGCCCATAAGGTCGCGGTGGACGGCCACCCACGAGAACGCGGGCGGCTGGTCGTTGGGCGAGGTCTTGGGACGTTTCGGGGCTCGGGCGAACACGTTGGGGTAACGCTGTTCAAGAAACCGCCTGCGCAAGGAGGTGTAGCACAGCACAAACGCATCCAGCTGGTCATCGGAAAGGCGATTCATCAGCCGCATCCGGGTGTCCGCGCCGTAGATGGTGAACGGCACGCGGCGGTCGGTCTCGCCGTTGTAGTCCTCCCGCTGCGGCCTGTAGAGCACCGCCGCCGCTTCGCGGCAACGGCCAGCCAGCATGTAGCCGTCCGCGTAGATGAACTCCTCCCACGTGGTGTTGGAGAAGGTGGGCTGGTAGCCGATGAGGCGCACTCCGTCCGCTTCCACCCAGGGCAGCAGCTGTTTGGTCATGTCCGGCTGTTTCTCAAAAGCGAAGTCGAAGAGGCGCATCAGGAAGTACCTTTTGCCGAAAGGTATCTCCTGCCACGTCTCTTCGGGGATTCCCGTCATGGCGGAATAAAAGGCGGACTCGGACATCCTGCCGCCTGTTGCGGCGCATACGGCCAGAAGCTGCTCGCGTGTCAGTTCGTCAAATCTGTCGGGAACGGTGTACTGCGTCCCTTTGTCGTCTATTTCAACCTTGATCCTGTTCATAGTCTCCAGTTTCTTGTGTCTATCTCGTTCCAAAAAGGGGCGCTGGTGGTGAACGTGTAGCGCATCCCCGCGTAGCGTTCCCGGACGTTCTGTATCGGGATGGCCGTCACCTCGTCAAGGCGGAACTCCTTGACCACCATGCAGGCGGCCTCGTACTTGTCGAGGTTCATCCTTCGGATGATCTCGTCTCCTATTCTTTCGCACAGGTCGAAAGCCTCATACACCGCGTCATAGTCGCCATCGTCCTCATAGGACTGCACGACCATGAACGAGGACTCCCGCTCCTTGAAGGCGTTGTCGGCGTTGTCGCTGGTGAAGCGCACCTCACCGCCCTCCTGGATGAGGGCGGGGAAGTTCACGCGGTCTCTGAAGCCCGTGTAGAACTCCTCCAGCTCGCCACGGAAGAAGTGCGGCTCTTCGGGTGTGTGGTTCAATGACTTGTGCCGTGCGGCCAAGTCCTGCAGGTAGCGGCTGAACGCCTGCGGGGAGTTGTGCAGGTCTCCCCGGTAGTCTTGCTCGCATTCTCTCATATCTCTTGGTTTTGGGTGTTTTTGCCTATTCTTTCGGGGCAGTCCTTGCGGTGGCACTCCCAAGCCTGCGAGAGGGACAGCCGCCGTTCCAGTTCTATCTTTTCGGTCTCTATGCGGGCGGAGTTGCGCTTGAGGGTGGCGATGAGTTCCCGCTGCTTGTCGTCAAGCTCGTCCCGCGCCTGCTCGTTGCTGATGTACTCGGCGATGAGCTGCTTCTGGTACTCAATCTGTTGGGTGAGTGCCTCGAATCGCTGTGTCTCAAGGCTGGTCTCCTTGCTTTTCTCCTCAATCTTGCGCAGGCGTTTCTCGGAGAGCCACTGGATGATGCTCCAAACCGTGGTGCCGCCCAGCAGGAAGTTGAGGACGGCGGAGCCGATGGTGATGTAGTCTAAAGGTTCCATAATTTATGCAAAGAAGATTTTGCGGTTGCTGTTGTCTCGGCGGAACACCTCGTTCTTCGGCGCGTTGTCGCCCGCGAAAGCCCTGTATGCCGGATAGTCGGCGATGTGGGCTTTGAGGGTGGACACCACACTGGCCATGTACCGTTCCGCCTTTCTGCGGTACTCTGCGGCCATCTGCTCCAGCTCCTGCGGCGGCACTACGGAAACGGCGGTGTCGGAGCCGGATGCGGCCTGTGCGGTCTCGAAGACCATGCCCTGCTCGGTGGGCAGTCTGTGGAGTTCCCCGATACCGTCGGCCACCGACCAGAAGACGGTGAACTTCTTGACCTCCGGCAGGATCCTGGCATAGCGTTCCTCGTTGGGGTCTGCCGTCAGAAGTTCGTCACAGAACGCCCTGCCCAACCTGTGGTGCAGCTCCGTCTCCTGCGTGGTGCGGACGAAGTGGCGCATCTTGAGGAAGACGAGGCGGGAACCGCCGATGTGGAAGATGTCGTTGAACTCCTTTGTCGTGCCGACAATGAGGGAACGGGCATCGGTGTAGGCTGGGCTTTGCAGGAACTCCGGAAGCTGGTCGATATTACGGTGGCAGTACTCCAGCACCGAATCCAGCTGGTCAAAACCGCCGTTCTTGAGGGCTTTCTTCAGCGCGTCCGCCTGGTACTTGTAGAGCCTGCCCTCCCCCGCGTTGTCCGCCGCGCCCTTGTCGGACATGGAGACGGACAGCAGGTCGTAGTCCTGCCAGTAGGCAAGCCGCACCACGGCGTACTGGCTTCGCTTCAAAAGCGCTTCCAACAGCTCATCATCGTGCGTGCCGCCCTCGTAGTATGCGGCCAGCCTGTTAAGGAGCGGCTCACCCAGCACGGGTAGCAGGTACTTGTCCTCGCACTGCGCGATGGCCGGAGCCAGCGAGCGGAACGAGCATGTGACGTTCACGGGGAGGAACTCCTTGAACTCCTCCGCCTTGGTGTTGTTCTCGGGTTTAAAAAGTCTCGGTGTCATAACTATGCCAATTTTTCTTCGGTTGACTTCCCCTTGTCAAGGGTGGTGAGTATGATGTTCCGATAGACGAGCTCCACATCGTGGATGCCGTTGTATTCCAACATCAGTTCGATGGGGTCGAGCACCTGCTGTTTCTCTATGTAGTTGAGGATGAGGGAGACCAGCAGCCCCTCGCGGATGTCCGAACCGCTTCCGGCGTTGCCCGCGTAGGGGCCGCCGGGCATCCCCGCGCCAAGAACACTTGGGTTGACCATGAGGGAGAAAAGGATCTCGGAGTTGGCGGCTGCTGACGTGGAAAGGCGGTCTTCCGCCTTGATTTCGTTCTCCAGCCGCTCGATGACCCATTTTTCTTCGGCCTTGCCGCTCTCGTTGAGGGAGAAGCCCGTGGTGAGCGTCTTGGCAGGGTTCTCCTCGCTGGTGAGCTGCTCCTCGAACTCGTCAAGGTAGTCGTTGATGGCCTTCTCCCTGTCAGCGGTGGACTCAAAGCTCTCCTCGGGGAACTTCTTCTCCCAGTAGGTGTCGGGGATTTGGATGTGCCACATGAGGTTCATGGCGTTGGAGTAGGCCTTCTTCAGGAACGTGGGTATCTTGTGGGCGATGTCTATCCAGCCGCTCTTCCACGCGGTGTCCCAGTCGGGAAGGGCGTAGTAGTCGTTGCCGGAGAAGTAGTTGCGGATTCGCGGGAAGGCGACACAACCGCCCTTCAGCCTGCCCTGCTCCTTCAAGACCTGCAGGTGGGTGAACGGGTCGGCCTCGTTGAGCATGGGGATGACTTTGGCCGTGTTGTCCGGGAAGCGTCTGTTGAACTCCCCGAACAGAAGCAGTTTCGACTTGTCTATGCTGATTCTGCAATGCCTTGCGTTGACGGCCTCGGTGCGCAGGATGCGGTTTCCGTCCGCGCTGAACACGAACACGGGAAAGCAGTTGCCCAGCTTTATGAGGTCGCGGAACGCGTTGGTGTGGTAGGTGCGGAAGGTGTAGCCGCGCAGGTAGTTGAGGATTTCGGGGTTGTTCACGGGCGCGTATTGCTCGCGGTTCTGCTCGTCAAGTCCCGTAAGGTTCACGGGGATCACCCCCTGCCCGTAGCAGCAGCGGCACTTGTAGTTGAGCCCTGTGGAGAGGACGCCCGTCTTGCCGATGACCTCCAAGGCCTCCTCCGGCCAGCGGTTGGCGCTGCCCCAGCAGGCGTACTCCACCTCTTCGAACGAGAACCGCTCGAATATCTCCTCGTTGACGGCCGTTTTCTTCACGGTGCTGCCGAACGAGGCCTTGCCCAGGAACAGCAGCGGTGTGCCTTGCTTGTTGAACGTTATTTCCATTTCTTCCAGTGCTTCAAGTTACTAAATCACCACCTGCATCCCGTTGAACTCCCGAAGGTTGTCTATCGAGACTGCGTGGATGTGCCCGATGGGGTTCCCATTGGAATCCACGGGCAGGATCCCGCGCAGTCGGTTGCTCTTCATGTCGGCGCGGAGCCCTCTCATCACGGCTCGCGGGAACGAGACCAGCTCCCCGTTTTTCAGATAGAACTGCAGGGAGAAATGGGAGGCCTTCCCTCCGGCCTTTTCGCGGGTCTCCATCTCCCGCAGCGCGTCGGCGCGTCTTATCTTGTTGCCCATAAGCGTTTAGTTTTTGGGCAAAGATAAGGCAAAGGGTGAAAAACGTATGGGACAGATATGGAGTGACGGGAAAATGACGCCTCAAAAAAAGATGCTGACCTCCGGGAAGCGGCTGTCATTTGACCAAAGCGTAATTCCGCCGTAATTTTTTCCGCCGGATGGCGGAAAAAATTTTTTTTGGGGATATGGCACTAAAAAAGGCGCAAAAGTTCCGTTTTTCGGATCTTTGCGCCTTGCTGGGTTGGTGTTTCCGCCCTTATTGGGGCGGCTGTATTACAATTCGTTTGGGGGCGTGTAACGTGACGTAAACAACATATTTTCTGAATGTCTCCACCGTTTCGGCGGGTGCGTGGTTGCTTTCCAGCATTTCGGCCAGCTGTGCGCCCGTGTAGCTTCCCACTTTCGGCAGGTGGTATTTTTCCGCCTTTAGTGCCTTTGTTATCCTGCTAATCATTGCCGCGCCTCCTTTCTAAAAAACCGCTATCGGTTCGGGTTCTTCCATCGGTTCGGGCTGCAGGAACGCGGCGGCGGCTTCCTCGGCGGGTGCTTCCTGCGCCTCTGCCGGCTCGGTCGGCTCTTCCGCGCTGGCGGGCTGGTCGCGGCGCGTTACTTGCAAATTGCTGAACAAATAACACATATTGAAGCGTTCGCGCTCGCCTTTGGTGCTGCCCTCCTCGCCTGCGCCGTCGGCGTTCTCCATCAGCGCGGGAGTTGGCGCGGGTGCGCTGGCGGTCTCGCCGTCCTGCTCTTTCTTCTCGCGTTTGGTGGGCTGGCTCCACACGGGGAACGCTTTGGAGCCCTTAATAATGGTGTAGCCCTCACTTTTCCACTCGTTGAACTTTTTAAACTCCGTTGTGCCCTCCTCGGCGGGTGCGTACACGAATTTTAATATAAAGTAGTTCAGCGGCTGGGATTCCAAAAATAAGGCCTGCGCCGCGCTTTTGGCGGTGTTAATCATAAAATCGCGGATTTGCCGCGCCTCCGCGCTGGCGGCCAAAAGTCTTTCAAATTGGGCGGCGCGGTTCTTTTCCTTTGCCGTTAAGGGTCTTGTCTGCACCTTTTCGGCGGTTTCCGTTATTTCTCCTGTTATTGTATTGATATTTTCCATATTTTTGCAGATTGGTTTTTTGTCCCTTTGGGGATTGAAAATTTAATTGTGAAAGAGGCGGCGCGGGTCTGAATTATTGCGCCGCCTCTCCTTTTTGCCCTTTTAGGCGGTCAAAAGTTCGGTTTCAATCTCGCCGACTTTGGCGCAAATTTCCGCGTTCATCGCCTCGCAGAATTTTTTGACGATTGCCGTATTTGAAACGGTCATCACCTTTTTGAACTCCTCGCGGTTTAATCCGTCTTTCGTGAAACGTTCAAAGGATAGGCGGCAGATACTTGTTTCAAACTCTTCTTCGTCCTCCAGCTCTTCGATATAGTTTTCTATATCCTCGCGGCATTTGATGAACATTTCACGCTTTTCGGCGATTTCGCGCTTGTGGTTGAGGCGTTCAAGTTCTTCGTCCAGTCGTTTCTGCATTTCCGCGAGGGATTCGCGGCGTTTGCGGTCGGCTTCCTCGGCGGCGCGTATCGCGGCGGCGGCGGCTTCCTCCGCGCTCATCGGGGCGGGCGCGGGTGCTGGTGTCGGTTCTGCGGGCTTCTGCTCCGTCTCGGCGGCTGGTGCTGCCGTGGCGGGTGCTGGCGTTGCCTCTTTCGGGGTCTCCGTCTTGGGGGCTTCCTTGGTTGCCTCGGTCGGTTTCTCCTGCTTGGTCTCCGCTGCGGGTTTCGTCTCCGCCTTTGCAGGGGCGGCGGGCTTGGTCTCCGTCTTGGCGGGTGTCGCTGGTTTCGCCTCTGCGGGCGTTCCTCCCATCGGGGGGACGATTACCGACTTAACAAGCGTTAACGCGGGGGCGGCTGGTGTCGCGGCTGCTGCCGTGGCGGTCGGGGTTGTGGTTTTCGCTGCGCTCTTGGCGGTTGCGGTTGCGGTTCTCGTTGCGCTGGTTGCGCTCTTGGTGTTTTTTTCCATTGTTTTGAAAATTTAAGTGTGAAAAATAAGGTTATTTAATGCGGGCGGGGTCTGTCCTGCCCTTTCTTTGTCGCTTATATTATGCCCTCTTCAACGAATGAAAAATAATTGTCGGCGGTTATTATTACGCTGTCGGTTAGTCGGATGTCGAAAAGTTCGGCGGCTTTCCGTATCTTCTCCGTCATTAGTTTGTCGTTTCGGCTGGGGCTTGTGCTGCCGCTCGGGTGGTTGTGGCAAACTATCAGCGCGGCGGCGTTGGTCATTATTGCGCCCTGCATTATGAATTTGACATCTACGGGGGCGGCGGTGGTCGTTCCCTCGCCTATCTTGTGGAGGGCTAAAAGTTTGTTGGCCTGGTTCAGATAGAGGGCGAAAAACATTTCTTTGTACTCCATATTCCGCGACATTTCGCCGTTCTCGGTCATTATGTTGTAAACATCGGGCGCGTTTTGGATTTCCGGACGCTGCGCCGGCCTTACGGCGGTTTTGTAGTGTATTTCTATTTCGGGGGCTTGTGCCGTTTCCGGCTGGCTGTATTTGGTTGTTTGGTTCATCGTCTTGGGTTTTTGATTGTGAAAGAGGCGTTTTTTCTGTCTTTCCTGCCGTTTATCAACGGCGGGGAGGGTCTGAAGTTCCCCGCCGTGGGGCTGTGTAGTTTTATTTTCCGTTTCTTGTTGTTAATCAGTTTTTTGCACGCCTTTTTTTTGAAAAAAGGCCGTTAAAGTGTAACGTGTCCCGCCTCTCGCCCTGCCTGCCGCGTTTATAAACGTTTCGCGCTTCGCTGGAAATATGACGGCGGGCGGCGGGCTGGGTCAGTCCGTCACGCTGCCCAAATATTCGTATTTATAGCCGTTTTCATCGTCTTCGGCTTGTTTCAGTTCGTACACGTCATTTTGTTTATAATAGTAGATTCCCGCCTTGACGGATTCCGCGCCGCTGGCGGTGGTTATCCCGAAATATTGTTTGTTGGTCGTGTCGGGGTAGTCTTCGGGGATGAAAAAAACATCTTCGGGGGTCACGTTCTCATTATCCAAAAAGGTGCAGAACGTTGCAATGTTCTTGAAAAAATCGTTGTTTTGTCCGTTCATCGCTTCGGGGTTTATGGGGTTATAATGAAATTAAGTTGTCAATTACTTGTGTGTAGGTGTCGGCGTTCATTGAACTTTCAACGCGCTTTATATCGGCATAAACGGCGTTTTTGCGGTCTTCGGGGATTATGGCATACAGCCGCCAAAGGTTTTTTAATAGGTTCGTCAATCTCAAAATTTCATCTACTTGCATAATCTCAATTTTTTATTGGTTCGTTTCGGGGGCTGTTTGTTATCCCCTTTGTTTTATGTTGCTAATATACAACATTTTCCGCAATCTACCAAATAATTTTTCAAAAAAATGCAATTTTATTTCATTGATAATCAGCAAGTTGAAAATTATTTTCATTTTTAAGTGTTTTTGTATCAATATTTCGGGCGATTTTTCGCAGATTTTAGGGGTTGCCAGCGCAAAATTGAATTATTATAATATATTGATATACAACATCTTACAACAATTTTTCACGTCAAAAACGCGGGCGATATGCAACATTTTGGCGCGGTGGCGGTGTTGTCGGGCGGGGGTGTTCGGGGGTTGGCGGCTGTTCCGATGGATGGGTGCGAGTGCGAGGCGGGCGCGTGGATGGCGACCGCCGCAGGGCGGCGGCGCGTCCACTCTGACGGCGAAGCCGTCCACCCGTACAACTGCCGTCCACTCGTTTGACAAAAGACAGATACCATTGCGGCAGCAATGACCGCCTGTAAAAGCATTTTAGGTGAGCAATGGTACATTTGCTCACCAACATAATAAATACGCTTGTATGGGCTTATTCCAGCCTTATTTGTACCTTGTCAAGGTGCGCAGCACAAATAAAAAAGCAGTCCACATCGGACTGCTCAACTCATTTATCTAAATTCAATAACTCTATAAAACTGCGTTAGGGATTGAAGCACGTTATCGGAAGCGGACGGATGCGCCGACATTTTCAACGTCAAAAAAGGCGACCAGCGGAAGCCGCTTTTTGCGTCAGAAAATGGGCGCAGACGCGCTTTCGATTAAGGCGGAAAGCCCGACCCGACAGGGGAACGCCCAAAATCATAGTCACTCTTAATCGGTTTTATCATAACTGAAAAGAATATACAAAATGGAATGTGGAGTTATAATGCTTCTTGAGTAGGCCGCTGGTGTACTCATAATCAGGAGTTCCTATCGGAAGAATCGAATGGCAGAAACGAAATGATATACCATGATGACGTTTGAAAACATACGTAATTCCGCCGTGGAGCGCAAACTCAAGTCTCTTGAGATCATAAAGGTCATCCCATTCATAGCGCATTCCACCTCGTCCACCGTGGGTGGTGATAATTTGTACCGTTCTCTGATACAACAGAAAACCTACGGAAGGACCTATATCAAGCCACAATCCATCATTGCTGGTTTTGGGGCTGTTAAAACGCAGTCGTACCAAAAGAGGGAATTCAATGTAACCCAAAGACAATGAATATTTGTCTCTGCGATAGTGTCCTTCAGCTCCGAAATTCGGTTTAGTTCGAGTGCCTTTCATTGTAAAATTCATGTCCATTTGCAGTAGCAT